CTGGGCCAAAGGCGGTCTCATCAGCCGGGCACGCCTGAAGGGCCCCAACCCCAAGGGCCCGGACGACGGCTACGGCGCGCTGGACCACGGCGAGTTTGTCATCCGCGCCGACACCGTGAAGAAGTTGGGCGCCGCCAAGCTGCGCGCCCTGAACGAAGGCAAGGCCGACATCGTGATGCGCGGCAAGTCGAAAAACTAAACCACCAACTGAGGAGCCCACATGGCCACCATCAATCTCACCAGCACCGACCGCAACACGGTCGCTGGCGCCATCCTGCTGACCTGGGAAGCCCTGGGTAACGCTGACCAAGGCGGCGCCTACACCCTGCCCTTTGCGGCCGACATCACGGTGCAAGCCATCGGCACCTTCGGCAGCGCCACCGTCCGCCTGCAAGGCAGCAATGACGGCACCAACTGGTTCAACCTGACCCAGAAGGGCGGCACCACCGCGATCGCGCTCACGTCCGCCGGCGGCGCCGCGGTCAACGAGAACCCGGCCTACATCCGCCCCGCCACCAGCGGCGGCACTGGCACCGACGTTGACGTGATCGTGGCCATCCACGCGCGCTACGCCAAGGTCGGCTACTAAGGCAGGCCATGAGCAAGGGCCTGATCAAGGGCCAGATGGCGTGCAATTCCCCGCGCGCCACGCCCGACCACCCCACCAAGAGCCACGTCGTCAAGGCGTGCGCCGACGGCAAGGAGAAGGTGATTCGCTTTGGTCAGCAGGGTGTCAAAGGTTCGCCCGAGGGCACGGCCCGCAACAAAGCATTCAAGGCCCGCCACGCCGACAACATTGCCAAAGGCAAGATGTCGGCAGCGTACTGGGCCAACAAAACGAAGTGGTGACCACATGAAGCCAGGCCTCTACGCCAACATCCACGCCAAGCGCCAGCGCATCGCCCAGGGCTCGGGCGAGCGCATGCGCAAGCCGGGCGCCAAGGGCGCGCCGACCGACCAGGCGTTCAAGGAGTCGGCCAAGACGGCCGGCAAGGGTTTGATCAAAGGGGCTATGAAATGAAGAAAGCCGGGCTTTACGTTGCGCACCTGTTCCTGGCGCGCGAGATGGCGCACCGCGCCCATCTGCGTGCCACGGGGCCGGGCAGCTTTGCCGCGCACGAGGCGCTGGGCGCGTTCTACGAGGCGGTGATCCCGCTGGCCGATCGGTTTGCCGAGGCCTGCCAGGGCGAGTACCAGGCGCTCCTGGACGTGCCGCTGCTGGACAACGAGTACGAGGGCGAGATCGCCGACGTCCTGGAGCAGATCAAGGCCTGGATTCAGGACAACCAGGACGAGGTCACCGGTAAGGACCAGCGCGCGCTGAGCAACCTGGTGGACGAGGCCGTGGGCCTGTTCCAATCGACGCTTTACAAGCTGCGCTTTCTTGAATGAAAACAGTGGTTGCGTCCGGTTTGCCGACCCCATACAATTCTGGCAGGGGCCTCGCGCCCACAATTTTTGAAAGCCGCCTCCGGGCGGCTTTTGCATTTCGATGATTGATTACCAGTCCGCAACATGGCATCAGCTCAGGAAATGGGCTGAGGGCCAGCTCTCGCGCGCAAGAGAAAAGAACGACGCGCTGAAGCTGACCCCGGACGAAACAGCAGCACTGCGGGGTGAAATCCGGCTGCTGAAGAAATTCCTTGACCTGCCCAACGCGGCAGCTCGAGGTGTGGCGGTCGACCCGGACGATTGATCCCGGTTGACCTTGGCAAGAAGGCCGCCGAAAGGCGGCTTTTGTTTTTGGAGGCGTTACAGTGGAAGACAACCTGACCCAGGAGCAGCTGCAGAATCTTTGGAACGAAGAGGCCCAGAAGCTCGACGCCGGCGACACGCCCGCGACAGAGCTCCAACAGGCCAGTGCGCCGGAAGAAATTCCGCCGCAAGAGGGCGAGCCCCAGGCCGCCGGTTCTGAAGGCACCGCAGCCCAAGAGACGGTTGATCCGCTGGCCGGATTGCCCCCGGAGGTGAAGGCCGCACTGGCCAAGATCCCCCAGCTGGAGCAAGCCAACGCCCAACTGCTGCACCACGTCAAGACCGCCGAGGGTCGCGTGGCAGCGATGCAGCGTGAGTTTCAGCAGGCCCGACAGGCTGCGACGACGGTCGCACCCGAGCAGGCGCCTTCGCAGGGACAAATGGCTGCAGCTGCCAAGAACCCCGAGAAGTGGGAGCAGCTCAAGCAGGACTTTCCCGAGTGGGCCGGAGCGATGGAAGAGTACGTCGCTTCTAAGCTGGGAAGCGTGACGCCGCAGCAAGGCGGCCTGACACCCGAACAGGTGGCTGGCTACGTGCAGCAGCAAGTCGCGCAGACCAAGGCCGAAATGACTCGGGCGCTCGAAGAGGCACGCCTCGAAGGCAAGTACGAGAACTGGAAGCAAACCGTCAACACGCCGGAATTTGCTGCCTGGTACGCCGTGCAAGCCCCCGATGTGCGCGCCTTGGCAGACAGCACTGCGGCGCGTGACGCCATCAAGATGCTGGACCTGTACGAGAGGGCCCGAACCCGACCTGCATCGGAGGTCAAGCAAGAGCGCAGCCAGCGTCTCGCTGCAGCCGCGACAACTCGACCCGGCCAGACACCGCCGCCCAAATCTTTGGACGACCTGTCACCGGAAGAACTGTGGAACCACATGGCCGCGCAACGCGAAAAAGAAAAAGCGCAGCGCGGCTATTGATCAACCTCCTCTAAGGACCCTAAGAAATGGCCATCCAAAATTACGGCACCGTTGCATCGCGGAACCTGATCCGCGCTGCCCAAGGCATGCTCGAGCATGCACAACCCATCACCGTTCTGGGCGACTTCGGCACCCAGCGCGAGATGCCCCAGAACTCCACCGACACCCTGGTGTTCCGCCGCACGCTGCCTTTCGGCGCGTCGACCGTGGGCACCTCGATCGAGGGTTCCAACCGCTACGTCGGCACCCCCGACATCACCGCCAGCAACTTCGTGCTGGCTGAGGGCGTGACCCCCAACAGCAACACCATCTCGTTCCAGGACGTGTCGGTGCAGCTGCAGCAGTACGGCGTGCTGTTCAAGTACAGCTCCAAAGTCGAGCAGCTGTACGAAGACGACATCCCCGGCGAGATGGTCAAGCTGACCGGCGAGACCCTGGCCGAGGTGATGGAGATGGTGCGCTACGGCGTGCTGAAGGCTGGCTCCACCGTGATCTATGCCAACGGCTCCAGCCGCTCGGGCATCAACACCGCCATCAGCCTGAACGCCCTGCGCAAGGCCGCCCGTACCCTCGAGTCGAACCGCGCTCGCCGCGTGACCTCGCGTCTGGCCCCTGGCGTCAACTTCGGCACCCGTGCCGTGCAGCCCGCGTTCATCGTGTTCTGCCACACCGACGCCGTTGCTGACATCCGCAACCTGCCCGGCTTCACCCGCGTGGAAGAGTACGGCTCGTTCAAGCCGATCCACGACCGCGAAGTGGGCGCCTGCGAAGACTTCCGCTTCATCAGCTCCCCGCTGCTGAAGTCCTTCGCTGCTGCCGGCTCGAGCACGCTCAACGGCATGCTGTCTGTGGCCGGTGCCAACGTGGACGTGTACCCCTTCATCATCATCGGTGAAGACTGCTGGGGCCAGGTGGCTCTGAAGGGCATGGGCGCCATCAAGCCCATCGTCCTGAAGGCCTCCCAGACCAACCACGCCAACCCGCTGGGCCAGTTCGGCTACGTGGGCGCTTCCACCTGGTTCGCCACTGTCCGCCTCAACGACGCCTTCATGGCTCGCATCGAGGCTGGTGTGACCGCTCTGTAATGACCAGGGGCCTGGGTAACCGGGCCCCGTTCTCACAAGGACCCCCACTATGAGCGAAAGCATCAACGTGCGGATGGCCAAGGTGCCGGACCTGCTCACCTCGCGTGAGATCCGCGCTCTCTTTGAATCCATCCTGGCCGACTTGGAAGCCATCAAGACGGCAGTCAACACCCACACGCACGACGGCGTGACCACTGGCAGCGACTCCACTGGAGCCGCCGATGCCAACACCGTCGGCACCCTCAACACCCAAGATTAAGGAAGGAATTCCACCATGTCCTACAACATCGAGCAGATCAACAGCGGCTATGCGTCGCTGACCGCCGCTGGCCTGGCTGAAGGCACTAACTCCGGCAAGTTCAAGACCCAGAACACCCTGACCTACACCAGCAACGGCGTGTTCAAGTCCTACAACGCGACCGACAACCTGTCGTTCAGCGCCGGCCACACCGCCCTGGGCCAATACCAGGCCTGCCTGTTCGGCGTGTGGATCGACGGCTCCGGCACGATCTCGACCTCGCAGGGTCCGATCGTTGCTGCTGGCGACCCGTGCCCCGTGCCCGGCGCCCCCGCCGCCAACCTGACGCTGGTCGGCCTGATCAAGGTCACCACCGCTGCCACCACGTTCACCCCTGGCACCACCGACCTCGGCGCTGCCAACGTGACCGACGCCTACTACGACTGCCTGGCCATGCCCGGCAGCGCGCAGTAATTGTTGCCATCTCCCTGAACCCTCCACTGGGAGTTTTGACGGGCACCTTCGGGTGCCCGTCTTTTTGGCACGTCTGTTTTTCAACCGCAGGAGTTTGAGATGGCAACGAAGAGCAATAGCCCGGCAAAGGGCATCGAGATCAACGACGATCAGCCGATCGTGGAAACCGTCGCCGAGTCGCGCGATTTTCGCCAGCTGGCCGCCGATGAGGCGTTTATGAACGAGATGGTGACCATCATGGTTCACTCGACCACCGACGAGAACCAGCCGCCTCACGTCATCGTGAACTGCAATGGCACCAACCAACCCATCATGCGTGGCGTGCCGATGAAGGTGCGCCGCAAGTACGTCGAGATTCTGGCGCGCATGAAAGAGACCAAATACACCCAGGTCACGCCGAACCCGGCGCAGCCCGACGTGACGCACATGCAGGCCCGCCACGGCCTGGCGTACCCGTTCGACCTGGTGGACGACAGCAACCCGCGCGGCCGCGCGTGGCTGCAGAACGTGCTGGCCGAGCCGGCATAACTGAGGACTGCCAGTGAACTACCTTCAGCTCGTCAACACCGCGCGCGTCGAGTGCGGCGTGTCCGGGCCTGCACTCACCACGGTGCAGGGCCTCACGCCCGGCGGCGAATCCGCGCGCATGGCCAACTGGGTCAACCAGGCCTGGATGGACGTGCAGACAGCGAAGGAAGACTGGCAGTGGCTGCGTGAGCCGGTGCAATTCAACCTGGTCACGCAGCAGCAGGAGTACACGCCGGCACAGGCCGGCGTGGGCTCCACGTTTGGCAACTGGAAGCGCGACAGCTTCCGCTGCTCCTCGGTCGGCCAGAACTACGCCGACGAACAGCTGCTGAACTACATGGACTACACCACGTTCCGCAACCTGTACCAGTACGGCAACATGCGCACCACCTACGCGCGGCCCGTGGTGGTGTCGATTGCGCCAGGTGGGCCGGACAAGAACCTGGCGTTTGGGTCCATCCCCGACCAGCCGTACGTGATCACGGCCGAGTACTACAAGAAGCCGGTGGAGCTCGAGGCCGACGCTGACGAGCCTCAGATCCCGTCGCGCTTTCACATGATCATCGTGTACCGCGCGATGATGTACTACGGCGGATACGAGGCGGCACCCGAGGTGTTCGCCCGTGGGGAGCAGG